TAGGCTTGAGGTAACTGAAACCCGCGCATACCCTGCGCCGGTCAATTCGGTACCGCCGCCTACATCGCTAGGCGCGGCTGTATAAAGACTTATATACAGGGTTGATGTAGTAGGAGCCGTCTGACCACGAAAAATCTGGTCTACCAGACTGTTCTCCAGGAAATCTGACATTGCTGACATGGGTGTCCTCCGCTATGCGAAATCTTCGCGAACAAAAAATTTGAGTTTGTCGTAAACCGTTTGTTTGGCCCCATCAAAGTCGATTTCAATCTCTCCTTCATATGGGCCAGCAGGGACATTCAATACGCCCCCAGAAAAATCAAATCTGACTACGCCTGTCATACCACCACCTACCTTGAAACACGTAATCGTCGAAAGTACTGTGGCACTACCTACTGCCCTGAAGTAAACTCGAACCGTAGTGGCAGAGTCAGACAGGTTTACAACCTGCCCATCAACAGGGTCTGTGAGGGTTAGCCTTATCGAAGGTAACGTGTCCCCCTGCACTAACTTTATTTTTTCAGCCATAGCAGCACCCAGTATTAATTATATTAGCTATTCTAAACTAATTCCACAAGATCTTCTATTCTACTAATATTAACGAGCACACTTCTTTTGCCCGAGATGGGGTTTGTTTCGCCCATTTAGAATCCAAAAAATGGTCATGCGCTTCCTGCCATGAGCCTTCTTCAAAACTAGCCAAACCCTTTTTAAAACCGGCCAATCCGCCCATACCTAATTGGAAAGCCATGGATATTAGGACAATCCGCCGCCTCTCAGACAACTCTGAATACCAAGGGTAAGCCTCTAGCAAACGCTCCTCGATACGCTCTATGTCGTTTTCTAACAACATCAGGCTTTCGTCGAGGGATAATCCTGGCCCCCCCTGCTCTACCACTCTGCCAATACCCACGGTCAGGACTCCTTCGGTACAGCGATATGCAAATTGGCGGTAGCCTTCCCAATCCATCAGTCTCCTAGCAGCTTCTCTCACTTTTCCCTCGACACACTTTTCGTCTTTTCTACAGTCCTCATTGCCCCAAGCCCAAGCATGCCAAGCAATACTGGCATCATGGTCTCCAGTTCTATCATCGGGATGACCACTCCGGTCTCCATGAGCTCTAGAGCCATATTCCCAAAGGGAATAACTAAGAAGTTTCCTGCCATGCCTAGACAGCAAACCCAACCAATTGCTGGACGCCAGCCAGCCACAAATAGATTTTTGTGCGCTGCCTCTACTTTGTTGACCTCGATCTGGGCCATCGCCTGTTCTTGCGCATGCCTCTCAGCCATGGTCGCAATCTCATGGACGAGCTTTTCCTTGAGATCCTTGTCGGGAATAACCTTATCTAGGATTGAGGAGATAGGGCCGATGAGCGCACTAACGAGTTGAATCATCTCTAGTTACCTCATAGGTGCACTAGCAGGGCCAAAATTACGACCACACTGATGGTTACCCAAGGACGGAAAATTAACCATTCCCATCCTTCTTGCGCTTTCGCGATAATATAATCCGCCATATCTACCTCCTAGCCGAACTGGTTATATAAAGGGAGAAGCCTTTGGAAATCGCCTTTCATAAATACCTGATAAAGGGTATCGGCGGTCGGGCCAAAGATACTTACTGGTGGCTTGCCCCACCTCACGTCCGTTTGCGCACTGGTGAGCAAAGCTAATGGACCAAAAACTCCTGCGGCACCATAGGCGCTGATGAAGTAGTCGTTCCAATCCATATCGTCAGTCTTGAAAACTCGTGCATCAGCCTCTGCGAACGGCAATATCGCGCCCATCGAATACTTGGTGAGCTCCTTGAGCTCTAGGGACATCATTGCAAATGGCAACACGGCCAGCCCGAATAGCGCGAGGTGCGGGAGCATGTCTTGAGTGACAATTTTCCCGCCACTTTTACCGGCTGCACGTCCCTCTTGTACACGCGCCTTCATCTCCCGCAACACCCCGCCAATCACAACTTGGCCGTAGGAGTAAGGGAATGATTTCAACTGCCAGAGAAGTGCATATCGAGGGTCCGACGCCCAGACGGGGCGCTCTGCCGCGTTAGGGCGGAGCATGGTTGACTCCACAAACTTCTGGAGACCCTGCTGCACGAGTTGCCCCGCCGGTGTATCGAACCCTTTGCCATCCTTGACCCACTGCTTAACTATTTCTGGGGTCAAACCGAGATCATCAAGATACCGGCCAGATCTTTCGCGGGGTTTCATCGCATGACTTATGATGAACTTCTCTGCCATACCGGTCGCAAATACGCGTGTGAAGCGCGTAAAAATTTCTAAGCCTGTATATTTGAAAAAGAAGTCGGCAGCTTTGCGGTTATATTCGTCCATGTACTGTAAGTCAGCTTCTGACATGAAGGCGTTAGCCATGCTTTCGTTAGCCACAACGCCAATCTCGCGAGCAAATTCATAACGCTCTCGGGGGTTAGCAATCGTGCTTATAATTTCTCGGAACCCGCTCATGACCCCGCTAAACTCGCGAGTAGCAATAACAGCGGTCGCAAGCTCCGGTATCGAAGACAAGGTAGCAAGACCTAGAGTTGACCAAATCTGAATGTTCTGCGCGAAGCTCGAAGCAAATTGAGCCAGTTCGCCCATTGGCACATAAAAACCCAGTAACGCCCCCATAGTGCGATAAGCTTCTTCTAACTCTTTACTATTGAGTTGAGCTAATTCTTGGGCGAGAGATGTATCTCCACCTTTTGTCGCTCTATTCCACTCGACCCGCTTAACGGTTCGCCTGATATACTGAACCACCGCTTCTTCTGGTGGCTTTGAGAACTCAATAAGTTTTTCCCTATCGATCCCTTTAGTCATTTCTATGGCTTCTTCCGCAGAATGCAGTGGGTCAATGCCCTCCTCTAGCGCCTCATTAGGCTTATCCGATTTAGTGTTAGCATTGTTAATGACATCGGTCATGCGCTCCTTGACTTGTGAGGCAGTTATATCGCCGCGCTCACGAGCAACCATCTCCGCAAAGGCATCCATGTTTTCGCTAACTAAGGCAAGATCCAGCATCACTGGGAAGTAATTGTCCTGCCGCTTTATATCTGTGTTTGGCTCCTTTGCAATATAGTCATCGTAAATCTCTTCTAGGAACGCACGAATCTTAATTGCGTCAGGATTAGTTAACTGCAAAGTCGGAGTGCTACTAGCCGCTTCTGCTGCAGCGTCTTTAAAGGCTTGGGATTGAAGGTAATCAAGATTGCCCCCGAACAGATCTTCCAATCTGCTTTGGAACTGGTTCATAACGAGCGTTGTACGTTGTACGAAACCCATACCGTTCTCACCGGCACGGCCATACATCATTTTAGCTATTCGGATACCGGCCCCAGTTCTGACTCCTAACCTACGAAGCCTCTGTTGGGCGGGTAGTACAGCTTTTAAAAGACCTTCCCACGCCAGTCCTATGTTGCGTTGGACAGTGTCTTGTTCATATTGAACATACTTTTCATCTATCGCTTTAGCTACAGCATCTCGGATGTTGTTTACGCGCATCTGCCTAGCAGGCTCGAACACGTTACCGGCTACATTGTCGAGGGCCGATTGTGAGGTGTCCGGTACAGCAGATACGTTCTCGCGGTCTTTCCTACGAATTACGACTTTGACAAAATCATCAAAACTCTGTGAGTACTCCTGCCCAAACCGTCGCTTATATGTGTCTCGCATGGAGTTCCACATAGTGCGAAGTTTCTCGGCAAGAGCTTGGAAGAATTGCTGAACAACGCCGCGAGCTTTGAGTTCTGATGCGCCCCACTTAGCAGTCTGGTCAGCAACCCACTCCTCAAAGGCAACGTCCTCTTCGTACCCAGCATAAAGGTCGGGGTCTTTTTCCAAAGCTCGCTGGAAGTCTCTGTATAACCGAAACCGGATATGCTTCTTCTCGATGGCCTTCTGCACTTCCTCTTTGTAAAACGCGTGACCAAGCTCGTGCGCCATGGTCAACGCCAGCTCTGCCTCATTAGTCAGAGAGACATCATCGAGAACAATAAGGTGAGCCATGCCGCCGTCTTTCTGCGGCATTGGTATATAGGTACCGGTGACTGCGCCATCGGCTATTGAATTTTCTACGGCTCGCGCTACTGCTGGGTTACTACTGAGGTCAACTATTCTTTTTCCGAACTTATAGCGCCCATTGCCGAGTGAAGAGTTTTGCAGCTCACTAGTAGTCATGACCACTACCTTGCCTTTGAGACGCAGTCTCTTGAGCATGGTGTTGAGCAAAGACTGAACAGTTTGTGGCAGTGTCCCGATGATTTCCGCTTGCTTGTTCTCACTCAGCCATTCGTCGGCTGCTAAACGTGTAGCTTCGGTATCAATTTCGGGCTTAGGTGCGAGAGCACTTACGCCTGAATTATTCTCGCCCATCTCCACGTTGGTGCGGGTGGCCAGCGTCCCCTCCTGGCGAGCGATCTGCTTGACATCTGCCCCCGTACCTTCACCGGCTGGCAAATTGTCGGGTATACGAGAAACCTCTTGCCCAAGCTGGACTGTATTGCCCTCTGCATCAGTGCCAAGCACTATGCCTTGGTTGAAGAGTTCTGTAGGTCTGCCCCCTCCAGTGCCATCTGCTCCCTCTGGGGCTGAGGGTACATTTCTGTCCCGCGCACTAGCAGCAGAGGCGGTATCAACCATCTCCTCTCTGGCGAAACCAAAGTTGATCTCCGTGTCGCGTAGTATTTCAGCTTTACGCTTCTGCAGACGGGCTTCATAGGCTTGGTATTGCGCAGTGGTAGGGTTTTCCTCCTTAATGTATTTACTAAGCGCACGCCCTATGAGGGTATCAACGCGGTCACTTTCTCGCTGAAGCTGTTCCTGTTGGGCAGCAGTGAGACCTTCCACAGATGACTGCGGTCTGTTTTCAAGCACATCAGCAAGCGTTTTCTGCTTATTGTTTCCTGTTGCCTTTGAAACCACCGTTTTTTCGGCGTTCTCTGGCAAAGCTTTAATTCCGGTCATTACCTCGTGGAGAGTTTTACCTTTTTTATCAACAGTTAATTGTTTATACGACTCTGGTACGGATGCCCGATTGTCACCCTGTAGAGGCTTTCCATCAATTTCGAGCGTATAACCTTGCTCCGCAAGCGTAGCTATTATGGTGCTCAACCCATCAGAATCAGCCTGTTTGCCTTCAAAGGACGATCCGGTTTCCGCTCCATTTATGCGCTTACCAGTGTTAATTAAGTCTGCGATATTGATTCCTTTCGACTTACCCTCGCTGTTTTTTAGGGTGGCAAAAGGAACAGGGTTACCGTCCTTATCTTTTTTGGGACGACTAAATTTACTGCGTCGAGTCATCATCTGTATTGACTCAACAATAAACTCGCCTAAGGGCAATCTCCGCTCGTTTCCGTTCTTATCCCTGAGTGTATAAAGACTGCCGTCGAGCTGATTGGCTTCAATATTAAAATTGCCATCGCTACCCCGTATGAGACTGACTGCTGTCTGCGGATTACGCCCTTGTAACTGGGCTGCTTTATTTAACGCAGCGTCACTGGCTAAACCAAGAGGGCTCTTGGCCCAATCAATATCTGTACCGAAGACAGCGTTGTAGTTATCTCTTGCGTCTTGCGTATTGTCGTATTCCGTATCCCAAGATTTTCGGGGCGCGTATGGCTTGAGTTCTTCGCCAAGTGCTGTGTCCTCTGGGTCAACTTCGTTTAAACCTTGGTCCTGTTCTGGTGTGGAATCTGGGTTTTTCTCCGGTAGAGCCTCTTCGTCTACGATCATCTGGCGGCTTTGCTCTGCTTTGAACCGCTTGGCTCTGCCTTCCTGCGCACTCTCCAAAGTAGTAGTGCTGACTCTGCCTTTGCTGCCAGCCAATACGTCGGCAGCTTCGGTAGCTGCAATTAGCCCCTCATCACTGGTCAGTTCTTCAGAGACAACGTTGTCGTTCTCATCACGGACTTGAACAACACGAGTAAGGCCATCTGCTGATGATTTGGGTGTGCTGTAACCAAGAGCTGTCGCCAGCGAAGAGTCAGACGCATTCTGAGTGATGACATCATTAACGACGTTGGCATCTGGGGAAAAGATAGTGCCGCGCCCTTTGATGAAGGCGTAGTAGACATCTTTCCCATTCCTCTTAACGCGCCCCTGCTCTGGCGCATCGGCACCTGCGGCGTTCTCACCGGCTACCCATACAGCTTGCTTGCCATACTCACCATCTTGCATAGCATCGAACTGGGCATTGATGTCAGCTTGCGATTCAGGGGTGGTGTAAAGAGTATCGAGGCCACCATACTGCTCGGCGGTTATACCATCAGACAGCTCCATCCCACGGCCCATGCGGGTTAGCTCTTGGGCTTTACCAAAGAGTCGATTAACAGCTTCTGGGGCTGTTGCAAGAGTTCCTCCCGCACCGCCGAATGCACCACCGCCAACAGCGCCTTGGAAGAAGGCTTGCCCTAGTCGCAGATTCACATCATCTTGAGTGTAGTCCTCATCCACTGCTAGCCGTTGGCCAACCAAGAGACCTTCTTGGGCTACTTCAGTAGCGCCCTCAGTAACCGTACCAAGTCCGACGCCTTTACCTAAGTTCTCCGCATATATTTTTAATATGTTCGAGTCGGGACTAGCTTTGCTTTTTGCCAGAGCTGCCAGCTTGCCAAATACAAAGGCTTCACTGCCAACTTCGATGGCGGTGGAACCCGCGCCAACCATCAACGACTGCAACGCACGCTCCGCTGTCAGGTCTACACCAGCATCATCAAACTCACCAAAGCTCTCACCTGTGTTCAGCGGATAAGTGCCAGCCGCAGCCCCAAGGACAGCCCCACGTTTGTTGCCTTTTTTAAATGCCTCATATACTGCACTGGCCGCTTGTTCCTCGAACATATCGAGTTGCTCGCCACGCGCTTTTTTTGATACGAGGTCTGATACTAGCCTTTTGGTTACCGCCGTCGCGCCTTCCGACATACCGCTCTTGATGGCTTCTTTACCGGCTAGCGCCGCAAATCCAGCGCCTCCGGTTAGATAACCAATGAGGCCGGTAGCGATAGTCTCTGCGGCATAAGG